ATATCATTATCTGGGTGAATATTCTTAGCCATCTCAGCTAGGTGCTCAGCAATGATCTTTGCACGCAGTGCCTTCATAGGATCTTCCATCTCCTCAGTCAGGTAAGGAGTCTTAGGATCCATATAAATAACTGGGTGGCCAGCTCTAATCTCAGCTTCCAGTTCTGCGATATGCTCTTCAACATCCGTTGCATACATAGAGAAGCGGAAGGAAGCCACAGTACCTTTCTTGAACACATAGTTCATAGAAGGCATGCGGCTCTTAAATAGTCTTTTCTGTGGGGTAGTCATAGGTTGTTCTCCTGAGAGGTTAAGGTAGGATTTTTGAATAGAACCCTACCAGAAACTATTCCCTCAGGAGGATCAGCCTGCTGCAGCAGCAGTTAGATTGGTGATGAGGCCGTTAGCAGGAGGATTCTTCACTACGCAAGTCATTTCAGTAGTGAGTGAACCGCCAACTGCGTCAATACCATTACCATCCATGATATCTTCCTTCTTAGTTCTACGGCCACCCAGGTAAGCAGCCTTGAAGGTAGAAAGATCCACAGCGAATGCGTATTTGCTCCAGTCAGCATTGCTATTGAATAGCGGATGCTCAATCATACGGAAGCTGCCACGAGCAATATTGAATTGTCCGAATTGCAGACCATATGAAGTTGCACCGTTCTGGATGTAGTAAGTGCTATTCAGGCGACCAATGTTATTGATAACCTTTCTAGCAGTGCCACCTACGAACAGAACTCTCTCATTGCCTACCTTAGGATCAGTTGCCTGATTAAAGACAGGATCGAGAGCTGCTTCTAGCTGAGTGAAGTTAGTAGTACCGCCAGCAACAGTTACGTTTACGGCAGCATAGCTGGGAGGATAGTAAGCTAGGTTACTAACGATAGAGCGCAGACCATCCATAGTACGGAAGGGCTGGCCATTACGAGTGCCTTGGCTCTTAGTACCGAAGAACAGTGCCTTCTCGATATCAGCAGCGTGGAAAGCTGAACATTCCATACGGCTTTCTGCCACAGTGCTATCTCCAGCGATAACTTGAGTTGCCTGGGCAGAACCAGAAACTCCCCAGGAATTACGGAAGATCTGGGTTAGGTTAGTAATCCTGACAGTGTTAATCGCCAGGGCATTCGGGCGCAGTGAAGATTCTTCGAAAGCAGAACCTGTCTGGTACAGATTTACGTTATCTGCGATGGCCGCGGCAGTGCTACCGATTCCACGAGTTACGTTAACCTGGGTGCTAGACAGAATGCTATTCAGAAGAACTACTTCACCAGTGCTCTCAGCACGGAACAGCATACCGGGAACTAGGTTCTCAGTAGTGTCCAGTGTGAAGACATTGGTGGTAGCATCCGCAATGGCACCATTTAGCGTCATTAGCGGAAACAGCATTGTCTTGGTGAAGAAGCCGTGCTCAACTTGAACAGCAGTTTCTACTCCAAGGAATGATGTCATTCCAAATAGTGGAGCCTGACCTTGCGGCATCAGGCGAGTAATCATTCGCGCAAATGACTTAGCTTCTAGGTCTTGCGTAAATGCGCCGGTATTGAAAATTCCAGTAGTCATTTTAGTTCCTTGTATCTAGTGAATGGATTAGCCTACGAACCAGTCAACAGTAGTATCAGATGTCTTTACGACAGTGATATCTGAGGAGCTGGAAGCAGCAGTAGTAGCACGGCCACGGAGAGTTACACCAACACCAGCAACCCAAGTGATAGCGAAAGCATCTTGGATAACTACACGGAAGGTGAAACTATCTCCGATATCCATATCTGCGGCAGCAGCTAGGATTAGGGCAGCAGTTGGAGTAGTTACGGCACGACCAGCACTTAGAGCACTGTAGTACAGAATGCCAGTGGACATTTCTGCAACAGTAATAGTGTGGTCAGCATTAGTGGTCTTTTCCGTAATGGAGCAATTCTCCATCATACCTGCGCCTGAACGCAGCTTTTGCGGCATGGAAGAGCCACTTTCAACTAGGCATCTTTTAAATAGCATGATAGTCCTTAAGGATTAAGAAGAGTAATCAACCTACGATCCAAGATTCCCAATCCTCACCTTTGTCATCCTTAGTATCTGAGGATGCAGACTTCTTGGGAGGAGATAGTTTCTTAGCTGCTCCACTGAAGTAATCCATTGCCATTTGCTGTAATTCATCAGCGCTGGCTTTGGGAAACTTCTCGGCTAGTTGGGATTGTATCATTGATACGATTGGGGCAACAGCAGGATCGTTAAATCCAGGGTTCTCTTTTAGCAGACTATCATTTACAGACTGCCGTTTCACTAGATTAGGTACTTGACTAGCGAAATCGTTTTTGGCTTTCTCAAAGTACTTTTCAATCAGCTTATTTGTCACAAGCATTGACTGAGCATAAGTACCTTGATTGGCCTTATTCATTACCTGAATAAGGGTTTGAACTGCTTCCTCACCACCTGCTGCGATCTTTGTCATATCATCTTTAGTGATATGTTTAGTAAAGTCTACTTTAGATGCAGCTTCCAGCATTTGCTGGGGAGTAACAGCGTCTGAATCCTCTTTTTGGGCATTCGGATCAGTAGGCGTAGGTTCCCATAGTTTGGAGAACTTGTCCTCTGGGGATTCCTTCTCCTTAGGTGGAACTGTACCATTAGGATCAGTAGTTCCTGAAGCATGTGGCGCAGGGGGAGCTGGATTATTGCTAGGATTATTAGAAACCTGCTGGGGTACAGGTGGCTGAGGTGCGGGTGCTGAGCCAAAGATTTTTTGGATAGCATTGATAACGGGGCCGGCCATGATTTATTCTCCTGAGGGGGTTAAAAACTATCTGGGTCATTGATTACTAACTGAGTAGCTTGCTTTTCAGCTTCCTCAGATAGTGTGATGAGGTATTTGAGAATACCTATTTGCCCCTGCAATTCAGCATCTCTTTGCTGGAATGTTAGGGGATCATTCGGGGTGAAAGGAAGTGATATCCTTTCTTCAGCTAGGTTGCATATATGATTCTGTATGCATTGTTTCTGTAAAGTGGTTAGTATGGTACCATTAGTTCTTTCCTGAGGCGTTAATAGCCATGAATGAAAGGATGATTGATGATTAGGTATTGACATTACTGCGCTACTCCTGATTGTGTGGATGGGTCTGCTGTATTAGGATCATAACCAAATTGTTGAGGAGTAGGCTGTGGAACATTAAATGGTGCACCTTTTTGGATAGCTAGTTGTGCAAGCTGGGACCAGTTAGCTGCTGCCTGCTCATATGCAATCTGCGGTTGTGATTTCTCGAAGGGCTTGAAGTCCACATTCTGCGTCTTTAGCAGATAGGAAAACATAGGAGCAATGTTATATCCTTGTGCCAGAGCCTGAGATGTTCCGATAACTTGCATAGCCATCTGCTGTACATCACTTGCGATAACCTTCTCTTTAGGCACCAGACCATCAGTAACCTTGAAATTAAGTACCGCTTGGCGCAGTGCAATAGGGTCTACTTGCACATCCTTACCTTGTGAGGGAGAGTAGATTGTGCCGGCAGACTGATACTGAAGCATGTTAATCTTCAGAACTTCCTTTATTGGTGTGAATACTTGAGCTTCGTATAGCAGGGCAGTTAATTGATCGCTAGAAGTAGCATTGGACATGGTGGATTCCCACTGCCCATCAGTTTTATTTCCCTTAACAAACTGACCTTGGCGCGCCTGGTTCTGTCCATTTAGCACATTACTAAACTGAACAAGTGCCTGGATCTCCTGGAAGGCAACACCAGCTTGGTCATCTCTGAAAGGAAATGCATAGACAGCTTCACTAACTGGCTTACCATACGCTGCTGGACGAACTGGTATCTTAGCTGATGGGTTAGTAGAATTGATGTGTGCTTCAGATACTCTGGAAGGATCATAAAGAACACGATCAGTGACAGCTCTTCTGCGGGATGCGATCACTGAATTCATTAAGGCTGAGGAAACTTGCTGAAAAGGCTCTGCGTCCTGAGCTAAAGATTTCGTCTGGTAAGCTAATCCATCCTCGGAGGGGCACCCAAAAAACACAGGAATTTTTTCGTGTGCATTTGTCTGACGCTCTGCATATATTAGTACAGAATGATTGATAATGATAAGTTTCCATACTTGCGGAGTATTGGGTGCAGGAACTCTTAGTGATACATCACTGGGAATTAGGCGAACATACTCTACAGATACCTCATATAGGCCACGATAGTTTATTTCCTGGGCACCCTTGCGCGATGAGAAGTTACCGTCATTAATCCAAGCTACCCAATCAATTGAATCAGCAGTGATGGGATCCAGGAAAGCATCAGGATTTAGTGCAGGAAGATAGTAAGATGAACCATAGGCACCTTGAGATGCACCAGCACTACTAGCAATATTTAGTAGCGAAGGTGATTCAAATGCTGGAATGATGTTCTCTATGATCTTAGTATCTAGTGCAGCAATGTAATTCTTAAGTGCTGTCCTGGACATGAGCATAGTATGACCACAAAATTCACCCTGTGTGGGAATATTGTACGGTTCACAGCGGCTATCGAAATAGGTATTATATGGATCCCAGCGCTCTAGACAATTACCTTGCCAGATGATTTGCTTAGGTCTGCCTTCCTGGCCACTCTTATAGGTCAGGTCAGTTTCGATAGCTGCAACATTAATACGCTTCCAGGCTACTTCAATTGCTGATAGGTTATATTTGAACCCATCCTGAAAGAATAGTAGGAGTTCCCGAGTCCAGGCACCACGAATACTATTTTCCTCAATTACTGCCTGCATTTGCATAGCAGCATCGGCATAGATAGGATCAGATACTACACCAAACAGGGGGTAATCAGTAAGGAATACTGAAGCTTGATAGGCTACAGCAGCACGAACTTGTGGTTTAATGATTGGTATAGTTACGTTCTGATACTTATTAGCATCACCATATCTATTAGCTATCTTCGCTTTATAAGTATCAGTTGTAAGATCCTGCTCACGTAGGTAGGCAAGATCAATATTACGCATCTGATCTTTTAGGCGCCACTGCCTCTCTACTAATGTAGATGCTGTGCGGTGGTATTGTATTAAGCCTTCTTGGGACTTCTTAGGAATATATAGTGATTCTGTGGAGGCCATGTGCTGCTTTCAGTTATTTACCGAACTCGGGATTGCTTGCCATGTAATCAAGTATGGCACGTACTTTAGGATCATCAGTAACTTTTGGCGCAGTTAGTGGGTCTACTATGATATCGGTTAGTGGGGTATCATAGTAAGATGTAGGGACCTTGGATGCCAGGGATGGATTAGCTAGAAGTTTCTGTACAGCTCTAGCTTCTTCTTCACCAGCTATTGCTTTATACATTGAGAATGCTTTTTCTTCTGCTTTACGAAGTTCCCTACGGGCATCCATAGCCATCATAGTTACTTCTGAAGAGCCCCCAACTGATTTTTGTGTGCGCTCAGCTTGCTGATTGACTACATTGGCTAAGCGTTTTTGTGCAGCTTTTAGGAAATCTGGATCATCTATGAACATGCCAAGGTTTCCACCACCTGTCATACCGAAGTTATTTTGTATTGAATGCTGCACTTCATGAAGCAGTGTACTTAGCATCTCTTGCTCAGAGTCCGCATCACCCAATCGAATCATGCCAGTTTCAGGATTAAATGATCCACCTCCTTTTGCTCCAAACATGCCTTTAACTCTTACATCCCTCAGCTCTGGCATAACACTGAATAGGTCAGGGTGATCTAGGATATCACCAACTGTTAGAGAATGGGCTCCAGGACTTGGAGATAGCACCATAGTTTCACCGCGCAATAATTTGGGTCCCTTAGGAACACCCATCTTTAAGGAAGCTCCCTTATCAGATATGACTGTTCTTAGGATATCATCTGATGGAGATTTGAACATACCGAACATTTTAAATACCTGCTGGTCAGGTAATGCTTTATTAGCTAGCTGAGCGGCCTTCATTGCACCAACTGTCTTAGTAAGAAATGCCGGCACAATCATGGCAGGATTAACCATTCCTCCTACCATCTCCTCAACAGATCCAGTGGATTTAATTCCTGTTAGTTTCTCAAATGCTTGGGAGGAACGATCCTTCTCACCAAGCACTGAAGTATCTCCTGCTATCTTATCAGCTACATCCATGAGGAAGCCAGGAAGATCAGTAGTTACAGCTTTAATTGTACCTACTAGAAAATCCCTAACTGATGCTAGCCGCTCACGTTGAGCAGTTTCAGTTATTTCAGTAACTTCCTCAACAGTTAGCTTAGCCATTATCTATTCTTTTCTAGAATATACCACTCCCGAAGGAGTTTAGCTATTTGCACAACACCATATATTCCAGCTATTACGCCAGAGAATATAGCTGCCATGTAGGACACGTCCTGAAGGGTCCATGAACCTAAGACACCTACACCGATTATTGATACTCTCTGCATAATATCATTGGTTTCTGTTTTCATGTCAAAAGGGTGATGTTTGGTGATCTTGCCGTATCGGGATTGCATTGAACTCCTGCTGCTGTAATGTGAGATTGGACAACAGGTATTCTCCATACAATTCAATAACCTTGGGTGCATAGGTTAGTAAGTCCAGAATACCATCAGTGTTGTTTGTTTTCAGATAGTTAAATGAGGTAATCTGAGAGATGACTTGCGCCCAGGTTTTTCTAGTTATGTATTGCTCTTTAGCTAATAATCCCTTGAACATGGTAAGAATTCTGGAGTTCTTACTCATGGAACCACTATATACATCTACACAGTTAATGCCTATGATACCTCTTTGGTTACATATGTAATTGAACCAATATAGGTGAGAGTACTGATAGGCATTACTCTCTACAGCTACTAAAGAGCAGTTGTATTTGAAGCAGAGTTTAAGGGATTCTTCAATAGAATCACCTGGGGATAGCCTACCTTCAATGATTTCACGGGATACAGGTACACCATCCCATACTTCGAAATATCCTATGGATACACTATCAGCATTGGCTTTATCAGTTGCAGGATCAATTACTATGAAATTACCTTGGTGCTGTCCATATTCGAATTCAGATTCATAGGGGCACTCAGGTATTTTGGATACGTCAATGGAACTGTTTACTGATGCATTCTCATCATTCAGAACTTCTGCATAGAATATTTCTGGCTTACCCATTGATAGGTCATTCTCGAATTCACGTAGAAGCTGTTCAATAGGTTGTAGATCTTCCCATAGAGAAGTGCCATCAGCAAGAATACCGCCAGCTATGAACTTAGTCCATGTTGGGTTATTCTTTAGCTTACGGAGAAGGGAATGCTTAGTAGGATACATGTTAGCAATGAAAATGAATAAGCACCCTTCAGGTGACTTAGCTTTCATTGCAGTACCTATCATCCAGGTCTCTAGATTATTAGATATTACTTCACTATCAGCATCCTCACGAGTTTGGATGTCATCAAAGATCATAATATCCGGGCGCACGTTTTCTAGGGTTATACCACGGATGTCAGATTCAGAACCTGCTCCCATTATAATGATATTACGGCCACGAAAACCGAATTTCTTCAGGTCCTGCCTATCAGTTTCAGCTCCTAGTTTCCAATCTCCAAATACTTTCTTAATATTCTGCTCATTCAGCATACCGATAATATCGGATATGATGTTATTTGCCTTAGTTTGTGTACCGCAGATTATTAGAATGAACTGTTTCTTCGTGAATAGTATGCAATACAGTACGAAGATTTTTATGAGCATGGTTTTTCCGAACCCGCGTGGCAATCCTATAGCGAGTTGGGAAAAATCACGTAGTTTGTGAACATAGGAAACTAGCCAGGACCATATTTGCTGAAATACGGCTGGGAACAAGTACTTGAAAACAGTAGGCATGGCAAGAGCTGCCAAGAAATCCAGTGAATTTCTAGCATTCTCTTGTATCTGCTTAGATTGGAAGGCAGCTTCCCTGAATGTAGGCTCTTCAGGAGGTGTTTCTGCGAAGCCTAGTTGCTCAATAAGAGCCTGATCTTGGGATATTTTGGTCATTAGTGCGCTGAAAGCGTCATTTCGTGGACATGCGAGCTAGTAAACACTGCATGGCAAGGAGATGCACCTTTGCTGCTTCTTTGTTTTTAGTGACAAGGGCAGCTTGGGCGGCCTCTTTTGCCTTAGCTGCTGCTTCAGCCAGCACTTTCTGATGGGCCATTGAGACTGGGGACATTTGTTGCAGCCTTTCTTTGTGTGAGTAGGTGTTGCATTCGACCAGATTGTACAGTGACTAGATCCTGTTGTCCAGCTTTTATTACTTGATTATTACTATTCACTGTGTATTGGTTAATAATTTGTACGGGCATGACAAGTTGAACAACTTCTTGCTGATTAGTGATGGAATCAGGTGTGGATTGGCCACGTCTTTTTGCGCTATTAACTATTTGATAGAGCCTAGCAGCTTCCAGGGGGCGAGATATGAATGGTAATAGATCCTGTATCTTATCAAGAAGCTTATCTTCTAATGAATCAGCTTTATTATCTCTTTCAGAATGCTTAGCTAGATTAGTGAATCTAAGGGTAGCTACTTGTTCAGCGAATTGTGGATCGGATAATAGTTGCGAGATAGCTGAAGGAGTTACACCTAGAGCTAAGGATGTATGTTCTGGGGAGACACCTTGCCCAAGAAGGGATAGGGCTCTTTCTTGTGTGGAGGTAAGGGTGTTCATAGGTAGGGAGAATACAGGGAGGGGGATTGATGTGCAGGCAGGGATTGTATGATTGGTGGGGATAGTTTCTTATTGTGATGATGGTAGGATTGGATTGTAGGAGGATAGGATTGTAGAAATTGGTAAAAGTTTAGGAAAATTTTTAGGCTTGTATAGGAATCCCACGCCATACAACCCAAAAAAAGCCCTTGGGGGTGGGTCTTTGTTAGTAAGTGCTTACTTCTCAGATGTTAGTTAGTGCTCACTTACACATGGCAGGGACAAGGGTAATGCACCATAATAGTGCATAGGGCTGGATTGTAAAGTTTTGTAAAGTAGGGGGTGCTGTAAGTTTCGTGTAAGGTTGCATAGGTAATATGGAATCTGGTTAATTTGTTTGTGTTTAAAGGGGAGATTAGTTATGTCTGGTTCTGGTTCTATTCGGTTTTCTGAGTTGTTCGCTGATACTGCGCGCACGCATGGTATCGAATGGGCACATAGATACTATTGTGGGAAGCACGGTATGGCATATTGGGAATTTAAATTCTGGGCGACTAGCTTGGGATTTAATGATGATGGGTATTATCAGTGATTCTCACTATATATCTATCAGGCAGTATCTGGTGGATATATGGGGATAATCGGGTGATTATTCCATAACCCCTCAGGAGCCTATACCATGTCCAATGTTTCTACAACCCATGATGTCATCCCGTTTGTCGCTGGCAAAACTGCACCATTGTCCGATCAGCGCTTGGCAAAGGTGGGGTATAAGAATACTACCAAGAATCCCGCCAAGTATAAGAATGTCGCTGTCAGTGTGCCATTCGTCCAGGATGCCGCAGTTACTGAGAATCTTGCAGCGCTCATGCCATACATCAAGAATATGGTTCAGGATGCGCAGGATAAGGTGATCCGGTCATTGTATGAATCCGCTGATGGCGCCCTTACACAGGTAACTGATAGTGATATCAGTGTGAGCGCCTGTATCAGTTTCCTTGAAGCTGAGGCCGCCGGTGATCGGTTGAAGAAGGAGGATATCGCTAACTGGTTTGATCGGGTTTGCAGAGATAATGTGTATGTCCTGCTGGCTGAGAAACTCGGTTTTCAAGAACCGAATGAGGACCAGGATAAGGTAATCAATAAGCATGTGGGAGTGTATCGTGACATTCTCTCTATGCTTGCAGGCGGGAAAACCATTCTCACCCCGGTACAGATCAAAAGCTGCCAGACTGTGATTGATGCTAGCAGTGATGATACTGGTATCGGTGAGAAACTGTCAGCTCGGTTGCGCGTTATGTCACAACCAAAAGTGACTGAGGACTTTCTCTCACTCGATTGATTCTCTCCCCCCGTTGCAATATACGGGGGTTTTTCCATTAGTATCGTGTGATGGCAGTATGTACATGATACTAATGGAAAAGCAAGTAACTAGACCGCTAGCCCGCTAGCCCGTTCACCCCCCTCTGTCCCCCTCCTGTATGCGCTCACCCATTACCATCTAGATATATCTCTCTATCTCTATACATATAACTATCTATATACCCTTCTATTGATTTTCATTTTAAAAGGGTAGGAATACAATGCAATCAACACATGTATAGGTATGTATAGGTATATGCTAGTATCATGGTATACCTTAGTATCCTCACCCCTGCGGGTTGACCGAGGGGGAGGGGGTATGTTAGGCTAGCGGTCCAGCGGTCTATTTACTTTCTCTTTCTTAGTTTCTTAACACTGGGAGCAATCATGAGTATATCCATAATCACCCAGGATGATATAATCCGTGATTCATACACTCCACGGAAAATATCTCGTGCGCATAACCCATTAATCTTCCAAGATGTTCCATCCTCCCTAAAAGATACTGCACGTTCACTGATGCATAATGGATATCGTATTTGTGCAGTATCACAAAGGCGCGGATATTGTGATTACAATGCACGTATCATAACAATTCCAGTATGGGTAATCAATAGTACTGATATCACTGAAAAGATATGGTATATTGCCCATGAATTAGCCCATGCATTATCATTCATCCGTAATGGCAGGAGTGATAATCATGGTCCATTATTCATGCAAACACTTAAGGAGATTTGCCCACCTAATTGTATTCATCATGAGGTAAGTTATAAACCGCGTAATGCTAGGAATGCTGGTATATCCGCTGATCCTAGTATCAATGATTTCCTCCCACTGTGAGCCTATAATCATGTTTGATATGTATCGTCCCGAACAATTGAATGCAATTG